CTTGAGTTTGCGTCAGGCCTTCACACGCTGTGTAGATAGCCTCAATTTTTTTCTGTTCGTTTAATGCTTGTGATAGTTCAATACCACGAGCGATTTCTTCATTTAGAACGGCTTCAGTAGCTTCTAATTGAGCTGCCAATTCTTCAACGATATCTACCTTATCTTCAGGTATATCAATGTTATGTTCAATGAATAAATCTCTTAGACCAGTTAGGAATTCTTCTGTGATTTCAGATTTAAGACCAGATTCGATGGCAATCTCATTGTCTTTCATCCATTCTTCTACCATGTAGTTTAAGTATCCGTCTACTTTAGAAGCTAAATCTTCTTTGATTGCTTCAACAGCAACTTCAAATTCTTCCATTAACTGCTCTTCAGCTTCAGAGATAACTTCTTCAGCACGAGCGATAACAGCAGCTTCAAAAATTGTAGTTGCTTTGGTTACGAATTCTTCTGATAGATTTTCACCAGAAAGTAAAGCGTCCATATCTTCTTTCATTTTTTCCTTGCTAATCATTTTTTTGATTAATTTTTTATCTTCTTTTTCATCTTCGTGAGCTTCTTCAATGACTTCTTCTTCTTCGTCATACTCAGATTCTTCGCCGTAAGATTGAAATGTGGCACCTGGATTTGGCATCATCATTTGAGCAGCACGTTTACCGGCAATACGGTCACGAATAGCAGCGTAATCAGTTGCAACAGATTGAACTGGCTTATCACCACTTCCTTGATTACCTGGTTGCGGCGCCAATCTTTGCATTGGTTGTGAACCTACAGGAGGTGTAGCGCCTGGAGGAGTAGCAGATGGTGTACCTGCAGTATAATTTGGATTTTCATCATCACACGTTTGTGGTGAATCACCAATTTTACCTACGTCTTGCTGACCAGCTACAACGGATATAGGTAGTCTACCGCCTTCAGGTCTTTTACCAGAAGTAGTAGATGCTTGAATTGATTTTGAATCTTCGCCTAACAGAATGTTTTTAGCGGCGTCAGATAAATTAAAATTTGCCATTTTGAAAATCTCCTTGATTTATATTGGATATTTATATTTAAAGTTTTTTCATGAAGTTTTCAAAAATGTGTAGACTTACTTTTTCAATATCTTTCTTTGAAGCCTTCTTAATTTCTCTCTTGGCTTCTTCAACATATTGTTCTGTCCAAACACCATTGACTAACATCCACTCTTTACCTTCCATAATACCCTGTACAAAAGCGCCAGGTGCGGAAGGGTCTGCTACAATATCTGCCGCTGTGGCTAGATAGAAATCGGGTTGAACTACATTAACGCCATTGACGTTCTTCAATGAACCCATGCCTCTTGAAGATACACCTAATTGAGCACCACCTTCAATTAAGCTTCGTGCAATGTTTCCCATTGGTGTATCTAATATCTTTGCTTTACCTACCCAAGTATTACCATCTTCTCTTAATCCTACAATCATATGTGATACACGGTCAAGATTAATAGAAGGTGATTCTGGATGTCCTAATTCACCAAAAGCTCGGTGTTTGTTGATGTATTCTTCTGTATAACGGCTTACTTCTTTTTTCATAGTATTAAATTCATACAAACGACCATTCTTATTTTTAGTTTCAGCAACTAAAAAAGGTCCTTCAATGTGTAAAGATTTCTTACCATTAGCTTCTTCTAGGTAAGTGTAGTTTACGTTATCGTTTATTTCTTTAATGAGTTTCATAATTGGCCTATGAAGTATGCGGAGTTATACTATAATCTCCGTAGTTGAATGCAGCAGGATCACGACCCCAACCAGCATCAAAGAATCGATTGTCTTTATGTAACTCAATAATTAATGTGTAAGCAGCATTGGCAGTAGTACCAACAGTTTTAAGTACAACATTACCTGTAGGACCAATTGCATTGTTTGTGATTGCCGGTAATTGATATTGTGGATTTGTGTCTATATTACCAACACCAAGAGCATAAATTGTATTTGTTGTTACAGTACCTTGCCATTGTAATTGTAGATGACCAACTTCAGCATCAACAGAAGCAATCACTCTTGAAATAGTGAAAGCAGAATTAGCAAAACCAGGAGCAACAGTATTACCGGCTTGGTATGGCAAATTATTAGCGTTTAAAGCTCCAGACAATGCTCTTGGATCAATAATGACCGTCAATGTTTCATCAGAGTCAATAACACCAATCCGTTTAATTACGGTTCGTTTATTTGAATCCACTAGTATTTGTATGCCGTTTGCGATTGCCATTTTTTATCCTGTTAATTTATTTATCTATTCTTCAGATTATTTATTTAAAGAAGATAGATGTTTATCCAAATCATCACCTTGAAAGGTGTTACCATGAGCAATTAATGGTCCTTTACCACCCTTAAAGTCTGATTCTGGTTTATGTTGCCATTCACCATAACGATTCATAGCTATGTGACCATGTTTTGGATGAGTGTATACTCTACCATAAGTTTGGTTTTTAACATTCCATCCAAGGCTTTTAGCATGAGATAGTTCTTTTTCTGTGGATGCATCATTCTTAGCTTGCAATTCTTCAACAGATTCATTCTTAGGTTGTGGTTTTGCACCAAGTTGTCTTGAAGTAGGCACAGCATCATACTTTGGTCGTTTTTTTGAATCAGGCATCGCATCATACGAATGTGTTCTTTTAGGTTTATTAGAAAATTCTAATGGATTTTGATATTGTTCTTGAACTTCTTCTTCATCTTCTTCAGAAACTTCTTCTGTAGCAATCAAATTTCTGGCAAGATTTTGTTTAGCTGCTTCAATATGAGCAGATACTTTATCTTGAATAGAAGCATATAGTGCATTTCTAAATTGAACACCATCTTCATCCATTGCGTAATCGATTATACTTTTTTCTATTGACATTTTATTCTCCTAATTAATTTATTTATCTGTTTTGGATTGTTGCTTTGCCGCATCTTTTGTTGCCATATCAATTTCATGTTTCTGGTCATCTGGATGCTGCGGTTGTGCTGGTACTTGAGACATCATCTGTTGTTGTGCCACATCGTTTGTAACACCAACTGGTAATCCAAATCCTTGTTCTTTTTCCATTTCAATTTCTTTATCCATTTCTTCAATCTCATCATCAGATAAACGTAGAACATTTCTTTGAATCCATAATTGTGAGAAGTATCGGCCTGTATATGGGTCAATAGTCTGTAATAAACCTAATCGGTTAGTCATTAACTCAGCATCTTTTAATTCTGTAAAGTTGTTGTCTTTAATGAAATCATAATGAATGTTTTCTTTCATTATATCCCATTCTTCTGCTGTACAAATACCTTTTAATACAACTTGTACACGCATTGCTTGGTCAAATAGATTAGAAAACTTATTACGAAGCCTATCAACAAACTTGGCAAACTTTAACTCATCACGGGTAATTTCGTTGGTACGACCTAATGAGAAACCAGAAGATTCTGGATTCAAACGAGAAACAGGAACACTAAGAGCTTTGTATAATTTCTTTTCAAAATACTTAACATCTTCCAATTCACCTAGATTTTGCCCACCAGGTAATGTTGTAATCTCTGTGCCTTTACCACCTTCACGGCGTGGCAACCAAAAATCTTCCATCATCGATAAGAATTTACGGTCATCTCTTACTTCACCAGTAACGGCATCATAAACCAACTTGTTCTTATACTTGACCATGATATCACGGAGGTATTGTTCTGCCTTTAATTTCGGTAGATTACCCACATCAATATAAAAAATCCTACGCTCAGGAGCCCTAGAAATTCGATATATGACAGTAGCATCTTCAATCATCCTTAATTGGTTGAGTGGTTTGATAGCCTTATGTAAGTACGATAATACCACAGCTCTACGAGAATCCATCAAACCAGAAACAACATTGATAATAGAATCTGTTGTGATACGAACACCAACTGGACCAAAGTTACTTGATGAACCAGAGATTACTTTATCATTAAAAATATAGTATTCATTGATAACATTGGCAACTTCAACACCAGTTCTTTCGTCTTTTGATTTTTTAACTTCTCGAACCTTACGAATTTTTCGTGGGTCGATATATCTCAATTCTTTAATACCATCAGTAGGAGCTTCTCTATCAACAATAATGTGGTAGTATAATCTACCATCAACATAGTATCTACGGAAAACATCTTGTGCCATTTGATTGTAGTTTAACAATCTAAGAACGGTATTAAATTCGGTTTGTAATGACTTTTTAATCTTGTCTGGTTGTTTTAATTCGTCCAGAATCATACGAATGTTTCTACCATCATCATCTTGACAGATAGCTTCATTGATAATATCATCGATGGCAGACTCAATTTCTGGTTGCATTGCCATTTCACGATAACGGCCAATTAATTCTATTTCATTTTTAGCAGAGCCGTCTAGGTCAACATATGTACCATAATAAGCAGCAGAGGTAATAGTAAGAGCGCCATCATCATTAACTGGAGGCGTGAAAGATTGCTGCACGGCTTGGGAGTTTTCATCCTCTTTCCGTGAAATCGTAAAACCAAAAAGTGAAAATTTATTAGCGGCCATATTGTCCTAGTTCAATTCAAAAAAGCATGAAAGAGAGGACCTGAGCCCTCTCTATATAATAATAAAAAAATTAAAAGTTATCTGTTGAATCTGAAGTCCAATATTGATATGCAAATGTTACTGAATATTCTTCAATAGCATCATTTGTTCCCCAATCTAAATCGATTGGAGCCACATCAACAGGGAACATACCAACAAAAGTACATCTCTTTAATATAGAACCTTCTTTGCCATACTGTACTACGTTTGCGTTAGATGTATAACCTAAAGGTGTATTAAAGGCTGGGTTTCTTGAATTACCTGCGTGACCATTGATTAGATTCATCCATTGTTCCATCGAATTACGGATTGTGAAATCTTCATCATTGATAATTGTTACTGTCCAGTCTGTGAAGGTTCTGTTACCAGCAAACTTCATCTCACGACCAAAATAATATAAAGGGACGGTACCAATTGTTGAACCAGGCAACTGAGCGGACTTTACTTGGAACAAAGCTTTACGAGCGGCATCACCAGCACCAGGTACTACTGTTGGCCATGTTAAATTCACCTCGAAAAGATTTGGCCGAGCTCCGTCAAACTGAAGTTCTGACCTAAATTGTGATACGTTGAATGCCATTTTTTTCTCCTATATCGTTGTATTATTTATTAAGCTCGTCCAACGATTGTTGTGAACTCAACACCAGTTCTTACAGCAACAAAATTCAACTGAATGAAGTTTACTGAACGAGCAGGTTTAACGTAGATATCACCAACAAATTGATTAGCATCAATAACTGATTGTGTATTATTTGTAGAATCACAAACAACACGATAGTCAAAGATACCACGGCGTGCTTTGATATCTGCCAAAAATGGAGTTACCAAATTAACAAATTGATTTTGTGTAGTAGTATCATTAAACTCAAACAAAGAAAACTTAGCTGCTTGAGCAATTGATTTTTCTAACACAATAAACAATCTACGAACATTAATTCTATCAAATGCTGATGGTTTAGACTGTAATGTTTTGTCTCCAAATAACACAGTACCTTGGCCAGCGAATGAACCAACTGGATTAACACCAATAGCATATAGTGTATCACGTTGAGTCTTGTTTGGATTCCATGCTAACTTAACAACATTCTTTAAGTTACCACGATTAAATCCAGCTGGTGAGAACCATGGGTCACGGACAGCATCTGTATAAACACATAGACCAGCAATATCACCATTCAAAGGAACGTATGTATAATTATTATTATACTTATCAAACATATATTTCCAACCACAATCAGCAACAACATAAGAGGAAGAACGATTTAGTGCCGTTATCCAATTTTGAATATTAGTTGTTTCTGAACCAGATTGATTAACAACGTTTGCTGAAGGAGGTGAAATGAAAGCGATACAGTCTTTACGAACCGCGGCAATATTATCAATCACATATTGTTGAACAGCAATAGAAGCGCTGCCGGTTATTGCCAAAGAAATATCTACTTCATCTGAATTTGCAAATAAACTCCAAGCAGTTTGTCTGTTTGCATCAGATGGAGCATCATTTGAACCATTTGATAAAGTAAACGCCGGGGTGGTATTCATTGTAGCAAAAGCAACGTTGCTTGTATTAGCTAATGCAAAACCCCATGTATTTGCTGGAGTAGTATTAGCTATACCTATTGTATTATATAAAGGAGGATCTATTGCGTAAACATATTTTGAATTTTTAAAAATATAATCTTTGTAATAGTTTGAATTTCCTAATGAGTCAGTAGCATCAGTAGCTTTTGAAAGATATGGGAATATTTCTAATACAGTATTTTTTGTACCTGTAATTGTTCCACCAGAATCAACAACAACAACGTGGATTTCATCATTCGAAGCACCAACGGCTGCAGCTTGAACTGAAGTTCCCGGAATACTAGGAAAGAGTGATGAAACACCGACACCATTAACATTCCATGTTGCAAATGTTGAGTTTGCACCAGAAGCACCAGCATCACAAACTGAAACAGTTAATGAATTGCCTAAAGTTCCTGGATATCTAGCAATAAAAGCTCCAGCCACATTAGCATTTAATCTATTATTTAAATATGAATATTCAAAAGAATTTTCGTTTGTAACTTGAATATTCGTATTAGAATTAGATGTAGCATTGTTAGTCGTAGCAGCTACAGCACGAACAACTTTTAAATTATTTCCGTATGCTAAAAATGAAGATGCAGTTAGAAATGTATTTTGTATTGCTGTGTTTGTTGATGGCTCACCATATATGGAAGCTAATTCTGTTTCACTTGAAGTCTGTTTAATTACTCCTGCAGGTCCCCATTGAAAAGTTCCTACGATTGCACCGGCTGTAGTTTGTACCGAAGGAACTACTGTCGTAAAATCGACTTCGGAAACAGCTACACCTGGAGAGATTTGAAATGCCATTTGTGTTCTCCTTAAATTATTATGTTATTGGCAGTTATAATACCATGATTATATTTATCAAACGCTATCTTTATAGATTCCTGACCCTATCTCGGATAAACTTTGAATAAATTTCACCGCCATCGGCGGCTTCCCATACGTCACCATCGAAAACCTCAAAAGGATGATCCAGTCCATCTTCAATAATTAGGGCTGGTAATACTTCTTGGTCCAGTTGATTCATATCTTCCAACTGAATTTGTTTTCTTATATCATGGTTTACAATTTCTTTAAAATACTTTTGAGTGGTTGCCCACGCAAACATTACTAAACCCATGACCATATCATCATTTGCTTCCGATTCTGCCGAAAAGGATGTCTTATTGGCAACAAAGGTAGTTAATTCTGATACAGTATCAAAATCGTTGATGATTAACTTATTACCTTCAATTAAAGTCTTTAGATTGGAACAACCCATTCTTTTGACTTGAACTGACATTTTTAAACCTAGTTGTACTCCTCTGGCAAACCCAGCCGATAACTGTTGTGGTTGTTTATTACCTGTAAACACCTTAAATAGATTTTCATATTCAAGGTCTTGGTGTATAATGTCAGCAACCTGTGGTGTGTTATTTATCTCAACCAAAATGTAAGCATCGTTGTAATACTTGGCTGCATTATAAATGACCGTTGGGAAAAGTATAGGTGAGATTGAAGAACTTCTATAGGTTGCTACTTGTTCGTAAGGTGTAGTTGATATATCAATCACGGAGAATGTAGAACAGTCTAAGTTTTTACCTTCAGATACGTCTACCCAAATACCATACAGATGGTCTTTAGTCGTTTCATCATCACCTTTAAATGGATGTTTATAGATATTCATCTTATCATGGTTGGCAATAGGTGGTTTAAAAGCCAACTGTTGTAACTTCTGACCAGAGATAAGTGTGTTGGAAGAACCTAAGAACTCTGTTTCAAACTCCTGCCTAAATTGCCTTTCAGAAGTATTTTTGATTGTTTCTTCTTTCCAATTTTCATCCCGGCCTGGCACCATCGACCAATGAACTTCAAATGGTGTATAATTATTGTTCTTATTGACCGCATCTGTCCAAATCTTATAAAATAGATTCATACCATTTGGTGTTGAAACAATAATAATCTTTGTTTTAGTACCAGCAGTAATAACAGGATAGACTGAGGTAAAGAATTCTGTGGCAATATTAGATGGTACGAAAGCAAACTCATCTAAGAATACAATGTTAAACGAACCAGAACGAGCCGCTGAACTTGATGTAGAAGATGCCACGATGACTGAACCATTCTCCAATTCTACACGACCTTTGTTCCATTCAACGACACCTTGTTGCAACCACATAGGTAGATTCTCATAGGCCAACTGTAATTTGCCTAGAATACCACGAGCGGTCTCACCTCGGTTGGCGAGAACTGCTACTGATTGTGAGTCTTGAAATAGTATAGTCCAGAGAAGATAGGCGACTGTTGTGGTGGTTTTACCGACCTGTCGAGGACATTTCATGATAGTAAAACGATTCTCATGGAACGTCTTAATCATCTCTTCCTGAAAGTCATACATTTTAAATTCAGTTACACCTTCATCAAGTGTAATAATCTTAATGTATTTTGAAAAATATAATGGGTCTTTCCGGCACTTGATATATTCTTCTACCTGCTCTTCGGTAAAACTAACATTAATTCCTACCCTTTTTAGTAGGGGATTATCACGGTAAGACTCTTTTTTTTGTGTTGCCATTAGTCTTTACTTTTTAGTAACTTGCTCAATTCAGATGTTGAACCTACAAAGATAGCTTTATCAATATTGGTTGTAGTAGATTCTTTTTTGACACCAGAAATATCTCTCATTTCTTTTTGTATCCTCAGAAGCCTATCATTGGCCTCAGTCATGTTCTTTAATAAAGTGGCATACACTTCAAAGGCTCTTGGGTGCTGACCTGCTTTGGCAATCTCCAATATTTCATACATGGCTTCTTGACCTTGGTCTATGATACCTTGGAGATTTTCTTTTGATTGCTGATAGGCATCCGTTAAATCGGAATCTATATCAGGGTTGTTATAACTTGTAGTTAAAGGTTGTTTTTTTGGTGGTTCTGGTTCACCAATAGGAATCACATCAAACACATCACTCAAATTTTTATCAAGTTTATTCATAGTTTAATATCCAAATCTTGCCTTATATGTTGCGTGTAAATCTTGAATAGTTGATAATGCTAATACACCATTATATACTTTAACAAATCCTATATTACCTGATTGAACTTCAGAACCAGATGAACGACTAAACAATCTTAACTGATTAAAACCACCACCACCAGCATTTGATACTGAATAGGCTGCTGATGTTGGTGCAGTACTTGTTGAAGTATATAGACTACCGGTACTTGTTGTCGTGTTCCATGTTGCCCAATCTAAATGCCAAACTGTATCAGCACCAGTTGAAGGTAAGTTTACAGAAAAGTTTGGATAAAAAGTATTTGGATTACCATTATAGGCACCCATCAACCAATCTTTAACACCTTCATTTTGAGTATTTAATAATCTACCGGCAGATGTTGCTGATAATTTATATGCCATGAATACCGAATAACTTTGTCCTGTTGCGTAGTTTGGACCACCGTAAATATAATCTGTTCCTGTAGAGTTTGACTTGGCAAATGTTCCACTATTGGCACTATTCCAAGTTAAAGAAGTACCAGCATTTGATGTTAAGGTATAAGTTCCGGTTGCATCTGTTGATACACCACTAGTTGGCACAGCAGAAAAATTAGCTGCATCCAAATCATAAATTAAAGTTGGCACAAATACACTTGTTGAGCGTTGAACATTACTGACCGCCATGGCCATCATACCACTCATTACGAAACTCCTGTACCGTTAATAAACCATGTGTTTGCCGCAACTTGAATTAATGTAGCCATACCATATGTAGTAACATTTCTTGAAGCGCTTGTTGTATTACCAGCAAGAAACATTGATACGCCTGTGTTTGGTGATACAGTTATGTTGGCACTTGATGATGTTTTTGAAACAATCATAATCGTTGTGCCATTAGAAAATGCCACATTAGAAGTTGTTGGAACATACAATATTACATTTGATGATTGTGTGTAGTAAATATGTTTACCTGCATCAGACAATTGAAGTATATAATTTGTCGTCTGAGTATTTTGTGGAACAGTTTGTGCTGAAGTGTTTGCTTGTGTGAAAGCAGACTGTGCTAATACGTTTGCTAAGTTTGCTTTAGAGAACCCAGCTTCTGCTGTTGTATTGGCCACATTAGCTTTGGCAAATCCAGCTTCTGCTGTAGTGTTGGCTATATTAGCTTTGGCAAATCCTGCTTCTGCTGTTGTATTAGCAATATTAGCTTTAGCAAATCCAGCCTCAGCTGTGGTATTAGCAATATTTGCCTTAGAGAATGATGCTTGAACAGACACATTGATTGTGTTACCCCAAGCATATGAAGCTTCTGCTGTGGTATTAGCAATGTTTGCTTTAGCGAATCCAGCCTCAGCTGTCGTATTTGCTATATTAGCCTTGGCAAATCCTGCTTCTGCGGTTGTGTTGGCTACGTTTGCTTTATCAAATGAAGCTTGAGCTAAAATAGAATTTGCGGCATTAGCAGCATTAAATGCCGCTTGTGCTAAGACATTGGCTGAATTTGCTTGATTAAAAGCAGATTGTGCCAAAACATTAGATGAATTGGCTTTATCAAATGAAGCTTGTACCAAAGCTGCATTTGCGGTATTGGCAGCATTAAATGCAGCTTGTGCCAAAACATTAGCAGCATTGGCTCTGGCAAATCCAGCTTCAGCAGTAGTGTTTGCTGTGTTTGCTTGGTTTGGGTTTCCAATTACAATATTACCAACCATACCAGCATGATCCTGGCATTGATATACATAAGTATTTCCAGCAAGAACGCTTGGAATTTTCCAATATAATGTGCCAGCAATTTGACCTTGAGCGGATTGATTAGATCCAACAGCTCCAGTTGTTGTTACATGAGTAAGTCCAATATTATAGAGTGTACCTAAGCTCGATACTCTAATTAAAAATGGATGTCCAGTCACATTTAAATTAAATGCTATAGTTTCACCAGCTGTAACATAAAGTGTGGCATTATTTCCTGTGTATTGGTCAAACAAATAAGCCGATGATCCATCATTAGTAACTTCTAAACGAGTTGTAGACGGAAGATAAGTTGAAATGGCTTGATTAAAAGCGGATTGTGCTAAAACGTTTGCGGCATTTGCTTTGGCAAATCCTGCTTCTGCTGTTGTATTGGCCACATTGGCTTTATCAAATGAAGCTTGAACTAAAGCCACATTTGCAGTATTGGCAGCATTAAATGCAGCTTGTGCTAAAACGTTTGCGGCATTTGCTTTAGAAAAAGCAGCTTGTGTTGATACGTTGATTGTATTTGCCCAATTATAGGAAGATTGAGCTAATACATTGGCTGAGTTTGCTTGATTGAAAGCGGATTGAGCTAGAACATTGGCTGCATTGGCTTTATCAAAACCAGCACTAGCAGTATTAGCTTTATCAAATGAAGCTTGAGCAAGGACGTTGGCTGAATTGGCTCTAGAAAAAGCAGCATTTGCTAAATTTCTAGATGTAATATCTATTGTAGCTGCAAATCCACCAGCAGTTACTCCATCATGAACAGTCAGAGCTTTATTTGTTATATCAAAAATTATTTCTCCATTTGCACCAATTGTATTGGCAAGTGTAGCTGCACCAAATCTTTTAAATTGAATTATTCTAGACATTCTAAGATCCTAAATCTATTGTATTTGCTTGTTGAGTGTTAAGGTCATCAATACCGTATATGTTTAACATTAAATCAGTATTGAAAGGTACCGCAGATACTACATTGGTATCAATATTAGGTGTTTCTGTAACCGTGGTTGTATAATTATATTTATCATTCGCACTGGCATCTGTTGGAGTAGGCGTAGTAACAATCTGAACTAGATTTTTTGGTTGCACAGTATATGAATTGAATATATAATTTGAATTTGTAGTTGCACCAATAATAGGTGATGAAGAAACAAAGTTACCATTAATGTTTGTCAAGTGTAATACATTATTACCTGAATTAAATCTTACAACTTTAGCCGTTGCTGTTGAAATTTGTGGTGTATAACCTTGATAAACAATTTCACCAGCCTGATATAGTCCTACTCCTGTGTTGGCTAAATTAAATAATACTATATCTGTATCTGAAATATCATTTAATATATTTGTAATAGAGGTACGAATCAATTTTGGTGTAGTATAAGAACCAAATATAAAGCCTTTAACTGTAAAATTTAAAGTCCATATAATCATTCTTGTTGGATTATTTCTATCACCTTCATAATCAATTTCTGAAGATACGCCATTTAAAATAACAGGTACTTCTTTTATAACACCTAAATCTGGTATTAGATTTAATTTAATTGTATAATCAGGAGTAAAGAACGGTATAATGTGTTCTAGTAACTGTGTACCATCTTCTGTATTTCTTACATATAAGTATAATGAGAAATCAAAATTATAAGGCACAGGATTATATTGTGCTAACACACCAGAGCTTGTATTAGTAAAATTTTTGGTGTTTGTATTTTGTTTTCTACTTACATCATACTGCATACCTGTCATTTCAAAAGACATTCTAGGTAAAGTCATTGCAACTTTTTTGTCCAAATCAGGATCAAATAATAATCTCTGAACGTATAATTCTTTTGCTGAATAGGCAATGGGAACAATAAACCTTTCGGCTTCTGTATTATCCGGATTATATCGTACTAAAGTAATTTCATCAAATAAATTACCAAAACCTATTACAAGTTTACGAATAACACGATTGTAGGTTACATTTGCCATTAGATTGATCCAAACGGATTAGTTTCAGAAAAGTCTATAATAGAATTTGCTGTATTTGCAATATAATAATTATCATATACTTCTAAATGTGCTGGAGTATCTAATGGATCAAAAGATGTTAATGTGTATTGAGCATTACTTGTTTTACCAATTAATCTTAATCCATCAATAAACTCACCAGCAATATTTGTAACAGATAATGTATTTGAACTTGGTATCCATGATTGAACATAAGCCACAGTATTGGCATTCGCATATGTACTATCTAAAGATTGATATACAATTTCTTGTATTGTATATGTTCCTGTTCCAGAACCAGTATTTAAATGTAATGTATATGAAGAATCATTAGAAACTTTATCGATATCGTATGTGCCTGTATTAATAATTTCCTGAGAATACTTGAATTTCTCAAGGCTTAATTCATAAAAGTATGGTGCTTTTCTTCCTAATTGGTGGAAGTCTTTTGCTTGTTCTACGAATGTAATCTCATACAATTCACCAGTACCATTTAGAAAAGGAACATATACTAAGTCACCTTCTCTAGGCCTTGTGAAAGTATTTTGTGGTACTCTTATCTGAAATGACCTTCTTGATAGTATTACTTTAACAACATCTCGAATTTCTAAACCAAATTTAGAAAAGAAGTCCTGCTGGCCTTCATAACCAGAAGCATCTGATAGATACATCTCCAAAGGAAAAGAACTTCTAAACTTCTTAACTGGATCTTCACCGTATAGAATATCTCTATCTTCTGGATTTTCAATAGGCAAATAGAACGCATCAAACCCCATGATTTTAATTGATTCAACAATTAAATCTTCTATGAGGTTTTGCTCACCATGAGAGTTGTAGTTATTAAAGTATACTGAAGTTGCCATATTATAACATCATGAATTCTAAAGGTGCTCCGTATTCGGTTTGCATTTGCTGCTCTAGCTTGGCAATCTCGTCTATTGCTTCTTGGAATATTTTATCACCATTTAGTGTTACACTACCTGGTAATTGTAATCCAGCAAATTTTTTGAGGTTGTTTCCCCACATCCTTTTGATTAATGCCGTGGCATATTCTTTCATCCATCGGTCATTCCATACTCTACCATAAACATCTGGATTAATCGAGGCGTAACATTCGGCAACTATAACATCACCAAGTTCAGCTTGTTTAGACCCCCATGACCAATCAATGAACAGTTTTTGCATATGTCTTTGGAATCGAATAGGAACTTCTCCAGTAAACATGAGTTCAAGGGAACGTAAGTGTTGTTGTGTTAATGTATAATTGATGTATGACGCGGAGGTGAAGTCGTATAACTCATTGAGTCGTAATTGATATCTCAAGTCAAACATATTAACACCGGCTTGAGTGTCTGTGATTGGGAATACACGGGTTACTCCAACAATCTCCATAGTATTGTTTGAAGCATCTAAGACATTACTTAAATTAATATACTTTTGGTTTATATCCGTTTGTTGGATAGCTTTGACGTAATATATTTTTTGTAGGCCATCAAAGTGATAATCTTGCCAATATTGTAACGCATCATCAATCCGGTCTTCCACTTGGTCATCATCCACGTTGATTTCAATGACTGGAAAACCTAATCTTCTAAGGCAATATTCTTTGAATTTAGTTCTAGTTGTTATTGTTGCCATCAATCTCTCCTATTATTAATCTATTTATCTAACAGGAGAAACGAGATTATTGTATCACTAAATTTTATGGTTTAGGTATATCGTCTTTTACTTGCTTTATTGTAGCTTTCCAAGCATCGTAACCACCATGATATAAAGTATCCAATTGGTCTACAACACTAGGATAAGTGGCTCGCCTCTGTTCTATATAATCATTGTTCGCAATATATGCTTGCACAACAGATTCATTCACTTCTACAATGTTGTCATCTTTGTCATAACATATATCATCAATCATTTTTACAATATGTGGATGACTTAATAATACGTCCGCCATTCTGTTTCTCATTATTGTTTAATCTCCATAATTGTAATTGATGAAAATGATGCGCCGTCTCTGTTAAATTGAACAGTTCCGTTGATTGGATTGCAATAAACTGTAAAACTTTGAGTAGCAGTTGTATCATAAGAGGCTGGATAAAATGTTTGAGAAGCACTATGTCCTCTATAATTATCTCCACCACCAGACTGTCCCAAATAACCAAGAGCATAAGCAAAATTATTACCATGTACAGCCCCACCCGATTGATTATGCAAAAGTAACCAATTTGAATAAGCATTTGTTTGTGGCCATTGAAATATACCAGCAACAGTAACATCTATTCTTAATCTACTACTGGCATATATAGGAGTAATACCTAATGTAAGTCCTGATTGTTGGAAACTTCCAGTTTGATTAAACCCATTTTCTGTTGAATACGGATAGTGTACAACTTGTACAACGTTTCCTGCACTTATTGGACCTGCAGGACCTTGAGCACCTGGAGGACCTGTTGGACCGCCTGGTCCTGTAGGACCTGTTGGACCGCCTGGTCCTGTAGGACCTGTAGGACCTGTAGAGCCTTGGACACCTTGAGCACCAGGAGCACCTGTTGGACCTGTGGGTCCTGTACCACCAGTTGGTCCTGTAGGACCTAATGGACCTGTAGGACCTGCAGAGCCTTGGACACCTTGAGCACCAGGAGCACCTGTTGGACCTGTGGGTCCTGTACCACCAGTTGGTCCTGTAGGACCTAATGGACCTGTAGGACCTGTAGAGCCTTGGACACCTTGAGCACCTGGAGGACCTGTGGGTCCTGGAGGACCTGCTGGTCCACCTGGACCTGTTGGACCTCCGGGTCCTGTAGAACCTTGGACACCTTGAGCACCAGGAGCACCATTTGGTCCTGTGGGTCCTGCTGGACCACCTGGACCTGTAGAACCTTGGACACCTTGAGCGCCAGGAGCACCTGTAGGACCACCTGGACCTGGAGGTCCTGTGAATCCTGTCGGACCTTGAGCACCAGGAGCACCTGTTGGTCCAGTAGAACCTTGGACACCTTGAGCACCAGGAGCTCCTGTAGGACCACCCGGTCCAGTAAAACCTTGAGCACCTGTAGGACCTTGAGCACCAGCAAATCCTTGAGGTCCATTAGGTCCTACGGGACCTGTTGGTCCGGTTGAACCTTGAACACCTTGAGCACCAGGGGCACCTGTGGGGCCGGTAACGCCTTGAACCCCCTGAGCACCAATGGCACCTTGAACACCTTGAGCTCCAGTAAATCCTTGAGCACCAGCAAACCCTTGAGCGCCAGCAGAACCTTGAGCACCTATTATACCTTGAGCACCAACAGTACCTTGAACCCCCTGAGCACCTTGAGCACCAACAGTACCTTGTACTCCTTGTGTACCCTGAACACCCTGTGCACCTTGTGGTCCTATAAGATTTGTGGCAGCACCAACCCAAACACCATTAGCCGCAATAACGGTGTTATTACCTATCGTTAATCCGTTTTTGGTGTTAAAAGTATTATTGGTTGCCATAGAATTTCCTTATTATTAATATATTTATGTAACTAAGAAAATTAATTTTAAATTTTTAATATTCCTGGTAATCTAGGTCCATCTTTGATAGCTACTAACCAAGCCGTTGTAACTAAAACATTCAAACTTTTTAACCAATCGTTAGGATAATAAGTTTCTTTACGGTATTCTTGAAATCTAATTGATGTATTATCTATAAAGTTGGCCAAATAAGAATCTGTATAATATAAAAAACTATTTTCATTCCAATAACTTACATGGGTTGGATCCTGAAAGGCACCACGACCATCGGTACTAGGTACATCTATAAATGCCCAGCCTCCATGTGCCAAAACTCTATGTATTTCTGCCATGATTTTTGTTTTATCATGTAGATGTTCAATGATATGACTTGCATTTAGAACACCAACAGAGTTATCAGGTAAAGGAATACCATTATTTAAGTCAGCTTGGAGATTGGCTGTGTCTCTTAAATCAACTGTAAAGTAACCTGGATATGGATTTAACCCACCACCAATATCTACTTTCAATAGACCATTAAGTTCTGCATCTCTTTCAGCCAACTGTCTTGTATATTGATTAAACAATTCAACTGTCTTAATCTGTATATCGGCGTTTCTGGTATTTACTGATGTATTGAAACCAGTATATCTATAAATGTATAATACTTTAGGTATATGAACCATCTTTGTTTTCAGATAGGTACGAATACACAATTCATGGTCATCACAAATCTCTAGTTCTGGATTATGACCACCAATTTCTTTATATACAGATGCTCTCCATGTTCTCACATGGTCTGGTGCATACCAAATATAACTTAGACTGTGACTACTAGGTTCAAAACTGTTCATGGCAATTAATTCTTTGTCTTTCCATTTATGCGTTCTGTATGTCCAACCATTCTCTGGCATAAAAGGTATAAACTCACCATCCATTTTATAAGCTGCATTATCAGAATAAACAAACCCAACCGATTCATCTTGATATGCTTTGTTTAATTCTTCTAAACAATCTGGTGTAAACATATCATCATGGTCGGCTTCAACTAATATATCACCTGTACCTAGATTAAAGGCATCTAATTTTAATTTACCAATACTGGCCGTTTCTCCGTGCCAATGAAATACTTTTACCCTACTATCGTTGGTTATTTTTTCAGGTAAATGTTCTGGTGTACATTTGTTGTTTGTTAGTATAACCCATTCCCATTTTTTATATGTTTGTTTGATAATCGAATCATATAATTCAAGTAAGTATGGTATGTTTTCTGGACTATGTTCAGGTGTGATAAAGCTAAATTTGTATTGTTTCATAATTTAATCAAAGAAAAATAAATGTGTTAGTCTGCCGTTTTGTTTGTTTTGGCCAAAATAGGGTCCTGCTGAATGTATACATCTAGCATCCATAATAACTAATCTATTATACACGTTACCAGCTGAATCGGCAATATCAAATTTAGTAGAATCATAAAAACCACCAGAAAAAGCCGCATCAGCATCAAAATCTGTTGAACTTCTAGCACCATTAATTTTAGACCGATGTAATCTTGTACCACTTTCTAATGGTGCATCTGGTGTCATGTATATCATGGCAGCCCATTTCTGCATATCATAATGATAAACTTGTGGATCTTCGGCTATACAGATTTGAAATACACCATTATAACCGTGTTCAAAATCTATAATACGTTCACCCATAATAAACTCAAAGGCTTCTTTAAGTCCTTTTGGTCGATATGGTCTTATAGACCTAAGTCCTTTATACCATTTTACATCATCTTTATATTCAACTTGTGTTAATGCAAAGTCTCTTATTGTGTCTGGATCATTATAAAAATTATCTACAACAAACAATTTTTTGCCATAAGATTTATTGATATAAAATGGTGGATGTTCCATTTGTCCAGATTCTTCTTTTTCTTTTTCATGTGAAGCAACATCGTGTAAACTTTGGACCAATGGACCGCCGTCATGATATATGGAAGAATCTACAAAGTTTGTATATGTTGGATAAGCATTTGTTCTTTCAGGCTGCATCATAATACTTGTGTACTTGAGCATATTTTTCCAATCTTTTAACTGTTGATATTTGTATACCAAAGCCAATAGATGGTCATTTCTACCTGGTGCAAATGAACCTGCCGATTTTAAATAACTTATTTGATTTTCTTTATCATCAAAGTAACCATAAATCTGTGCAATCATTAACATAGACATATAAGAAACTTCATCAATGAATTGTGCTGATTGTGTTTGATTAAAATGGTGCATAAAATTTAAATACTCACCAAAATAATAGATACACCTGCGGCCATATTCTTTCTTTTGGCTTTCACCTAAAGGAAAAGCATTTGATTCCCAAGCATCAAAATAACTTTTACCAATGTACCAAAAATGATATAGATTTGTTTTGAAACTATCTTCAGCTATCATCTTTTCTTCCAAGATGAGAGCATGACTCATAAATTTAGTTGGTACACCCCAGCTTTGGCCTTCATTAAATCCTGTTTGTCTAAATGATTTTGGTAATAACACTCTTTGAAATCTATCACCAATTGCTTCATCGGCACAGTAAACAGTTTCATGGCATGGGTCATGATTGAAACGCCAGAACATTTTAGCATTCCACATCCAGCACCGAGTGTATGTTGATGTACCTTGAACACAAGGAACTTCCCAAGAATGTACTGTGGTATCATCTAGTATTGACCAATCAAAGTCATCATCTACTTGTAGAATCTCATCACAGTCCATCTTTAAAATCCAATCACAACCATGGTCGAGACTTTGGCAAGTTTGTGTCAGATGGTCACGATTCCAACCAAAGCCAACCCAGCCCTCATCTACATTATAAAGAAATCCTGGTATTTGATGTTCTGCAAAAAATTCTTCAACAATCTTTTCTGTACCATCTGTTGAACCATTGTTTTGTATTACCCAAAAGTCAATATACTTATAACAAGATTCCAACATTCGTCTAATAGTTTTAGATTCATTTTGAAACATTGTGGTCATTACAATTTTACATTTTTTTTCGGCCATTATCTTACTCTCTTTTCAATTAATTCTAATATATCTTTATTATTTTCTTGGTCTTTTGCAGGACTATACAAGGCTCTTTTTCTTGGTGGTGTATTTGGTGTAGAGTCTGTTAAGTAATAAGTGGCAACACTTTTTCTATACACATCTTTTGGACAATTAATAGGGTCATAAAATCCATGCCAAGAGTTTTGTGTGGTATTAAAGATGACGGCTCGATTAAAAATACAATCTATTGTCTTAACTTTTTCTTTTGGCTTATTTGTTTTTTCATCATGTGACCAGAATTCTAAATTACCACCCCATTTAGGATCCCAATCTGGTGTTAGGTATAGAATGAGATTTAACCTACGCTCTAGGTTTAATTTTGGATGCAGAGAGTAGTCAAGATGTACATTTAATTTTCCACCATGACCATGAATGTGCCAGCCGCCTCCATGTAAACCCATATCTGAATATAGATTATCCAATTTTAAAATATCTTTTAATTTATCGGTGAAGTTATTACCATTCAACTCTGTAAATAATTGGTATGTTTCAGGTGGAAAATAAAACCAATTGTTAATTGTCTTTTTTAATTCCAATGGATTATCATAATCATACCAAATTGGTGAATGAAAATCTGGAAATTCGGATGAGAGTTTTGTGGCTTTGTCTACTGGTAAAAAATTATCTATTATAAAATATTCAAAAGGTTCAACTTCCATAACAATATCATTCATTCTATCTCCATTTAGGTCCTTCAAACCAAGCTGCTACACTATATCTAGTACCTCTGAGGACTGGATTTGCTTTGTGTCTGAACATTGAAGGAAAGTAAATGATAGAGCCTTGATTTTTAGTTTCTTTATCTAATGCTGGACAACCTTCTGTAATTTCAAAATCACCACCTTGATAATCTTCAGGATCGGATAGTTGTATAATACAAGAAAGTTTACGATGATATATTGGATCGTTGTTTAACCAAAAGACATCATGGTGTTCTTTGTATTCACCTTTATCAAGATAATCATATTCAGCAATTTGAATAAATGGTAATCTTGTAATATGAACATTGAAAAAATCTCTGTTGGCATCTAAGGCTGTTTTCCATAGAGCATCAAATACCCAAGTAAATTTGGCATTGTCTGAATTAACAAATCTGATTTTACTTCTCCGCAAAGAGTAATCTACGGTTTGGCCGTCACCTATACCTAGAATACCATCTTGTGTTGGGATATCTGCCGCATCAGCAATGATTTTTTCACACGCCGTTTTATCAAAATAATGATTAAAGTAACACCATTCGCCAGTCATAATATTTCACCTTTATAATTAATTTAAATTGTACAACCCTTATTTAGTGTTGCTTTTTTAAGGCTTTGTAGGCCAGTTGACCGAAGATAAATCTAAATCACCAACATCATTCAGTTCTGGACTACAATTATTTGTTATATCTCTTAATGCTTGTCTATATGCTTTTTGTGGTTCAGTAATTTCTCTGTCTGAACAAGCCCACCAATCAGTTTCTTTTAATAATCTATCTCGTTTCATTCTCACTAAATCTAATTTGAAATTAATTTCAGCTTCTTCTGAATGTTCTTGAAGTTGTTGCCAAGTTACAAATTGTGTATCACCATAGATTGGAGAATTATTTTCATCATGGTCAATAATCCATTTTACATTAGTATTATATTCCAATTCGTTAGTAGGTAAATTTCCAACGCAATGAAAATTTTGACTGACATTTAATTTTTCTTTTACTTTAATTAATTTTATAAGTATATTCATTTTAAACTACCCATATTTGCATTTGTGCTGGAGTATAATTTCTGAAAGAACCATCTGCTTCACCTGCTGCGTAGTACCAATCCGTGGTGGCATCCCTTACTTGTAAATAAGCATTGTATGTATAACCAGCAGTCCACCCAGCATTTCCTTGGTCCGCAAAGTCAAACACATTTATAGTTTGAGCCATTTGAAACCAAGTATGGTCATCAGAGTTATTAGTAATTCTACTGATACCAAAACCCCAACTACCATCACCAACATAAAATGTACCACCAGTATTTTGACAATATACCCTTAATCTAAAAACACCATGATTTAAACCGCTTTGATATGACCGCCATGAACAAGTATAAAAAAGCATTATTTTTGAAACAGTAGATGGAATATAAATGCTAGAAATAGATAGACCACTAACATCTTGCCATGAAGTATTAACGAGAGCACCGGCACCAGAGCCGGTAGCAGAACTTTTACTTCCATGATAGACTGCTGTAGCAAATGTTCCTGTAGGACCTTGAGCACCTGTAGGACCTGTGGGTCCAGTAGGTCCTGTGGGTCCTGTTGGACCACCTGAACCTTGAGCACCTGGAGGACCTGTGGGTCCAGTAGGTCCTGTGGGTCCAGTAGGTCCTGTGGGTCCTGTTGGACCACCTGAACCTTGAGCACCTGGAGGACCTGTGGGTCCAGTAGGTCCTGTACCACCAGTTGGACCTGTAGAACCTTGAACACCTTGAGCACCTGGGGCACCAGTAGGTCCAGTAGGTCCAGTACCACCACCTGAACCTTGGACACCTTGAGCACCAGGAGGACCTGTTGGACCTGTGGGTCCTGTGCCGCCACCTGAACCTTGAACACCTTGAGCACCTGGGGCACCAGTAGGTCCAGTAGGTCCAGTACCACCACCTGAACCTTGAACACCTTGAGCACCAGGAGGACCTGTTGGACCTGTGGGTCCTGTGCCGCCACCTGAACCTTGAACACCTTGAGCACCTGGAGGACCTGTGGGTCCAGTTGGACCTTGAGCACCAGTTGGTCCTGTTGGACCTGTGGGTCCTGTAGGTCCTGTAGTACCTTGAACACCTTGAGTGCCTTGAGCACCAGTTGGTCCTGTTGGACCTGTATTTCCTGTAACGCCTTGAGGTCCTGCTGTACCTTGAACACCTTGAGCACCTGGAACACCTGTTGGTCCAGTAGCACCTTGAATACCTTGAGCACCAAGAACACCTTGAACTCCTTGAGCACCAACAACACCTTGTACACCTTGAGCACCTACGGCACCCTGAGCACCAGCAACACCTTGAGCACCGGCTGAACCTTGAGCGCCTGTAGCACCTGTAACACCTTGGACACCCTGAGCTCCAACAGTACCTTGGACACCTTGAGCACCAACAGTACCTTGTACACCCTGAGCACCCTGTACACCTTGTGGACCTATAAGATTTGTGGCCGCACCAACCCAAACACCATTGGCGGCAACAATGGTAGTATTACCTACTGTTAAACCATTTTTTGTACTAAAGGTATTATTGGTTGCCAAAGCGTACTATCCTTTTGTTATTTAATTTAGTGCTACAGGATTTTTTTGAGTAAACCTTGCATCAGCAGACTTACTTTTTTACTTCACCACCTTCATTAGAGGCCGGTTCTTGTGCTTGTACTTGTGGTACAGCTTGTGCACGAACTTTTTCTACTAATGGTGCAATCTGAGCATATGGCATATTGCCAAGTGCCTGCATAACAGCATTGAGTTCTTCGAGAGTTAAAGATAATTTGATTTCCATACGTTTCTCCATAAAATAGAATTATTAAAAATAAACAACATAGTTATTTATGCTACAAATATACTTAAGCTGAAAAAGTACCTGTTTGACCGTTTGGTAAAGTTCTAACAGTATAATAAGAGCCCGCTTGTGGAGTCATACTGTTATTTCCAGCACCTGCTGTCATTTGTATTTTTAAGCTTGTACCTGTTGAGTTTCGTAACCATATTTTAAATCTAAAAAAGTGACTAACCGAAGCAGCCAAACTACCTGTTGTAAACGCATATGCGGCTGTAGTAGTAGTAGTTGTACCTCTAAAATAAAGGTTAGTTAAAGCTGTTACAGAACCCGGAGGTGCTGGAATACCAGCTAACGGCGATTGTTCATAATCAACAAGCATTAAAGTTGGAGCTACGCTATTGGTTAAAGTTATAGTAGCAGTACCCGCTGTAGAACCTCTTAGCGCTAACATATAAATTTCTATTTCATAATAATCACCAGAAACTAATGAGATATTAGATGTTCCACCAAAAAAGTTAGCAATAGTACCAACAATTGCAGTACCATCAGCAATTAATCTTCTATAATTACTAGCTGAAATAAAAGCACGTCCATTTGTACTATTGGGGGTAACAAAATAACTTTCGCCATCCAAATATTCCATTGTACCCTCAACCGGAGTAGTCAAGAGTGCGTTTCCAGTAGCAGAAAACGAAAACGGAGCCACACTAGTTGTTCCAGCCGCAGTTAAAATAGTCGAACCAAAAGAAGTGCCGGAAGCTCCCATACTAACTGCGGTAACACTATTAACTTGAAAATCAAGTGTTGACCCTGACGGGGTGTTTATTGTTGCACCGGAGGGTATAAGAGTTACGCCATTTAGTGTAGTAGTTGATGTACCTGCTTGGGCGCTACCTATTGTTATTGCTGTTGTTGAGCTTGTAAGACCACCTGTACCTATATTAATTGTTTTAGTATTACTTGCTGCGGTTGCCCCTGCTTGAATATTAGTTGTTTGACTAACTGTTGAACGACCTAATGTTAATGTTCCTGTTCCAGTAGTAGAACCTAATATAAGAGTTGATGATGCGGTTGTTGGTGCAAATGTTGTGGCACCTAAAAATGTTTGTGAAATATTTCCAAGTGATGCTAAAGCAACACCCGTTACAGCTGGTAAAGTGTAGGTGTAGTTTGTACCAGTTGTTAATCCACTCAGTACAAAGTTTGCAGTCTTAGTATTATCTGTGGCATCTTCTAATGTTAATGCAGTGCCAGTAATATCTATTGTGGGTCTAGTACCTAATACATTTGCGCCACTACCAGTAGATGTGGTAACACCGGTTCCACCATTGGCTACTGGTAATGTACCTGAAACATGAGTTGTCAATCCAACTTTTCCATAACTTGGTGCTGTAGTTACACCACCAGAAATTATTACGTTACCTGTGGCTACGCCAACCAAAGAAGATAAAGTTCCTGTCGCTGAAGCGTAAAGAATGTCGCCAACGGCATAACTGGTTAAATTTGTGCCACCATTGGCTACTGGTAATGTACCTGAAACATGAGTAGTGAGACCTACTTTTCCATAACTTGGTGCTGTAGTTACACCACCAGAAATTATTACGTTACCTGTGGCTACACCAACTAATTTTGATAAGGCTGAAGTTGTTGAAGCGTAAAGAATGTCACCAACGGCATAAGATGATTGGCCTGTACCACCATTACCGGCTATTAATGTTCCTGCTACGGTTACCACACCTGTTGTTGCGCTTGATGGAGTTAAACCCGTTGTTCCAAAAGTAATTGAAGTTACTGCGGCAGTAGTAGGTACTGCACCCCAAGATGGGGCACCGCTTGTAGTAGCTACAAGTATTTGACCTGTTGTACCAGCAGATGTTACACCAATAATGGATGTGCCGTTACCGTATACTATACCGTTTGCTGTAAGTGTTGTAGCTCCTGTACCACCAGAAGCAACTGCCAATGTTGCTGATAGGCCTGCTGCAGTACCAGTAGTATTTTGATTGAGTGTTGGGAATGTACAGTTAGCTAAATTGGCAGAAGCAGGTGTGCCTAAAATTGCACCATTGCCTAGTGTGGCAACACCTGTAACACCTAAAGTGGTACTAAATGTGCCTGATGTAAATGCTCCTGTGCTTGCTGTATTTGCACCTATTGGAACGCCATCTATACCTGAATTGATAGCACCTGTATTACTAGTTTTGGATGCAAAGAATGAGAGATTGGCTGAATAGGTCATTTATTATACTTTTTAATTTTATTGGTTAAAATTACCAAGGTGTTCCAGAAGCACTCACAGGATTCTTTAATAGTTCAATTTGTTGAGCTAATGAGGCTTCAGTTGCTTCTTTGAGACCTATGGATCCAACATTTGATGTCCAAATCCAATCTAATACTTCAGCCATCGTTACATCTTCATAGGATATAGTAGGTGTTCCAGCTTGCCAACCACAAGTTGAGTAGGTAGAAGTACTAAACTCTCCGTCTACTGCAACACATTGCCAATGAGCTGTTGTGATGAATTTATCTGAGGTCAGATATTCTGTTTGTGATACGTTCCATGTGTATGTTATTGCCATTTTAATTCTCCTATTTGTTTTCTAATGCTGTTAGTCGGGTTGTTAATGATTCTATTAATGCTTGTTGTTCTTGAATTGCTTTAATTAGCATAGGAACAAAAACAGAGTATTTAACTGACTTTGTTGTTGTACCAAGGTCATTTCCTTCATCATCTTTATCTCTAGATTCATCAATCATTGATGGAAATACAGTTTCTAACTCTTGAGCAATTACACCAATTTGTTTTGTTGTGCTATTAATTAAATTATAATTACGAACTTTTACTTGCATTAAATTAACAAGTTTTGGTGTAGCATCGACAATATTTTCTTTTAATTTAACGTCAGAAATAGCACCATAACTGTTGTTAGAATTAACCATGTTGCCATTACCAAAA